CCACAAGTTTTAGTAGAAGTAGCTTGATGTATGGCAAGCATAGCCCATACAACAGAGAGGTCTGTATGTTGAGATTAAAACAACAGCGAGAACGAGCCATTTGGACTGACAAGTATGGCAAGAAACCTCAATACTTAGTGCAGGAGGGTATCGTTAGTTGTCCCGACTCGTAGTAATTACAAGAGATAAGACTAACAATTAAATTAACATTAAGGAGAGAGTATCATGCAACAAGAAATCAGTTTGAAACAAGCAGAGGAGTTAATTGCTACCATAGGCAGAGATGTTACTGTGCATATGCGTGGGCAACCTGGCATTGGTAAGTCATCAATCTTAAAAACATTGAGTGCTAGATTTCCCGACCATACACCTGTGTATATTGATTGTGCAGACTTAGACTTAGGTGACTTAGCTATGCCTGCCATGAACCATGAGAACAAGACAACAACATTCTATCCGAATGAAAGGTTTGCTATACACAATGACAAGCCTGTCATCATCATGCTAGACGAGATTACTAAAGCGTCTGAGCCTGTCAAGAATATGTTACTGCCTGTCATGTTGGAACGTAGATTAGGTTCGGTTAAGTTTCACCCCGACTCTATCGTGTATTCAACAGGCAACCTAACCACAGATGGTGTAGGCGATACCATGAAAGCCCATGCCAAGAACAGACTAACATCAGTCACCATTCGTAACCCTAATGATGATGAGTGGATTAATTGGGGTGTCGATAATGCAATAGCGCCCGAAATACTAGCGTGGATTAAACAATTCCCCCATGCGTTAGCATCATATACAGATGACTCGCAGAAAGAGAACATGTATATATACAATCCTCGCAAGCAACAAGATGCGTTTGTATCGCCTCGTTCATTAGAGAAGGCATCACACATAGTTAAGAATAGACAAGTGTTAGGTGAAGATACAACTATGGTAGCCCTTACAGGCACTATCGGTGAGTCAGCCTCGCGTGATATGTCAGCGTTCTTTAGCCTAGCTGATGGACTACCGACTAGAGAGAGTATCTATCAGAAACCTATGGAAGCTATCATACCAAGCGACCCTGCGGCGCGTGTCATTCTAGTCATGCGAGAACTTATGTCTATAACAGAGCAACACTTTGAAGCATGGTTGACATACTTGCAACGACTACCTATGGAGATACAAGCGTTGTTTGCAGTCAACATCATGGCATCATCACGTAAACAAGTAGCTTCTCAAAACAAATCGTTTGTTGATTGGGCAGTTAAGAATAACCAATATTTCTAGGAGGATATATGATAACGAAAAAAGAAATGGAAGACGCAGGATATGAAATTTTACCAAAAGGTGGGTGGTTTCGTGTAGACCCATCTATTGTTCCACATGATTGGCATGATATATGTAGCGACTTTGGAATAGACCCCAACTGTGAAAGTGCAATACTTTGTATAGCAGGTGTTAAAGAGGAGAATAGTGATGGCACTAACAAGTGAGCAAAGAGTCACGAAGTCCCACATAGCGATAATGCGTAGCAAAGAATTTTGTATGTTTGCAGGCGTGTTATCGGTGGGCAACGTAATCTTTACGGAAGACATGCCTACGGCTTGCACCAATGGACGTGATGTTATGTATAACCCCGACTTCATCAAGACACTAGATGATAAGGAGTTAAACTTTGTCGTGTTACATGAAGCCTTGCATAAAGTATATCAACACATGCACCTGTGGAAAAAGCTATGGAAAGAAAACCCCATGCTTGCAAACATGTCAGCAGATTATGTTGTGAACTATGCAATACATGAAGCTGATGAAACACAACAGGTAGCTGTCAGACCACAGTCAGCATTGTTTGACTTAGTCTACAAAGGTATGACTACTAAACAAATCTTTGAAATGCTTAAAAGAAGTAGTCAGTATGTTAAGGAACAAGAAGGTCACGATACACATGATTGGGAAGGTGCTGAAGCTTTATCTGATGAAGAAGTTAAAGTTACTGCCAAGCAGATAGACCAAGCGCTACGCCAAGGTGAAATCATACGTGGCAAGATGCAAGGTAATAAGAACAGGGCAATCAATGAACTGCTTGAGCCTAAGGTAGATTGGCGTGAGCAGATGCGTGATTTTGTCAATACAACATGTCGTAACAAAGATAAGACATCATGGAAGCGACCACACAAGCGTTTCATTGGGCAAGATATTTATATGCCTAGCATGATAGGGGAATCAGTAGGCAAGATTGTCGTAGGTATAGACACATCGGGTTCTATTGGTGACAAGGAACTAACAGAGTTCTTAACAGAAGTTGTAGCTATATGTGATGATGTATCCCCATCAAGTATAGAGTTATTGTATTGGGATACAGAAGTAGCAGGTCATGAGACTTATAACATGGGTGATTACAATGCCCTCGTGCAGTCAACCAAACCTGCAGGTGGTGGTGGCACTACGGTTGGGTGTGTTAATAAGTATATCAAAGATAAACGCATCGAACCCGAGGCTATCATTATATTAACAGATGGATATGTGGAAGGTGATTGGGGTGGTGCATGGGATTATCCTACACTATGGGCAGTTACATCACGTCACAACACAGCACCACATGGTAAGACCATCTACATTGGAGAGTAACAATAATCGGGACAAAGTTACATCAGTGTAAGTTTGTCCCATAACATGAGGAGAAAAGAAATGCCATTAATTATACCAAGCACATTAGTAGTTTATGCACAATCCATAACTATGGATATAGACTTTAATAGGTTTACAGACACACAAATTAAAAATGTAGTTAAACAAGTAAGGAGAGGGTGTATATCAAAAGGTAACTCTATGACTGCCCATCTAGCTAGATACTTAATGAAAGGGCATGACTATACACACTTTCTATATGACTCATACAGTATCAAGTGGGTAGGAATAAACAACGGTCATCCGTTTTTTACCACGCTAAAAGAAGTTGCGTCTCTAGCAAAATTAGATGAAAAGTTATCTGAATGGTATCGAGATTCTTTAGACACAATGATACAGGTATCTGAAACACAAGAAGAAAAAGGTAGTATATATGCCTATCATATACCTAGAGAATATTTAAGAGTATTAAAAAAATCTATGTTAGTAGAACAAGAGTTACCCCATGAAGTAGAAGAGTTTTTAAATAAACTACAATCTAGAACTTTAGGTGTAGTACCTATATCTGTTCATGCGTTTAAATAAGGAGAGATAACATGGCTAAACCTAAAAGCGTAACAATATTATCTTGTAAATTTAGCACGGTTATATCAGTCCGTGACCACAATAATGAAGAGTATCGCATGGATTATGGGGCTTTTCACGATGTATTGATGGAATTGGTAGATACCGATTGGTTTAAAGATAAGAAAGTGAAATGGAAATACAAGCGTTTGAATTATGAGGAGACATACAAGCACTTATTGTATCACCCTGCATTACATAAGCTTATTAACATAAAGGAGAACTAAAATGAGTATTAAAGCTATAAGACATACCTTCTTTAAACCTCATGATGTAGGTGTGGGAGATAGGTTTTTTGGTTGGAAAGTGTATATCAATGGTAAAAAGTATCCATTAGGTAAAGGGGATTATTATTTAACGGAAGACAATGAAGAAGGGAAACAACATGCAGTAGAACAAGCTACTAACGATGTGGTAAATAGTATTCTACCTAATCATGGTTGGGTATCAAAAGATGTAAATCATATGTCGGACTATGAATGGGAAACATATAATAGTGACAGAATAGATGCGTTTTATGACGCAGGCAATAAATTTAAACCAAGTAAAACATGTAGTATGTGTGACCACTACAATGACTATATATGCTTGGAACATGAAATTTTACAATTAGATGAGAAAGGGTTTTTATGAGTATGAAAACATATGTAATTAGAGCATCAGTAACAACAGGTATAGAAGTAGAAGTAGAAGCTACAAACGAAGCAAAAGCTTTGAAGAAAGCTGACAGAATTAGCATCAACGATTGGGTCTCAGTCGAAGATGAAGGTTTTGAAATACAATCAATCGAGGAGGTAACACAAGATGAGTAATATCAGCATAGCGAGTAGTGCAGTCCTAATTGACTTAAACATATCAGTATGGACAGCTAGGAAACTAGATAAGAACGTGTCCAAAGAGATAGATATTAATAAGAACACAACCATCAAGGCAGGTAATTACAATAAACATATCCTTGCAGGTTCAGACCAACTAGATAAGATTACCAAGCTATCGGGGGAAATCCGTGAATGGCATGGTAGACAGACATTACCTTGGTCAGATACAGGCACAAGACTATTGCCTATGAGTAATTTCTTTGATTATAAACATCAGTTAGGCGTATATGAAGCAGAGTTTAAAACACGTGTGAATACGTTTATACAAGAGTATCCAAATATTATTCAGAGCATGGCATTTAAGCTAGGTCAATTATTTGATAGAGATGAATATCCCGATGCTTATAAGATTGCATCTAAGTTTAATATGAAATATACTATTATGCCTGTCCCCGAAACTAATGACTTTCGTGTTGATATAGCCGATGATATTCGTAATGAGATGAAACAAGAATATCAGAAAGCATATGAGGGTAGAGTAGAGTCCGCCATGTCAGATGCATGGTCTAGGTTGCACACCACTCTCGAGCATATGGTAGATAGGTTGAGTGGTAATGATAAAAAGATATTTAGAGATAGTTTAGTAGATAATGCCTTAGAGTTGACAAGCCTGTTAACAAGGCTTAATATAACAAAGGACTCTAAATTAGAACAAGCAAGACAAGCATTAGAGAAATCATTAGTAGGAGTATCAGCAGATGACTTACGTGAGAGCCAAGGTGCAAGACAAGTTGTGCTATCACAAGTCAATGCTATTATGGAGAGCATATGAAGGTATATCACGTGATAGATGAAAACTCACCTTTAGTATCAAAAAAAGATAAAGAAAGAATAGCTTTACTTAAACTTGTAGATGCAGGTAAATATATAAAAGATGTAGGTATTCGTGATGGACAATTTTATATACTAGCTGAAAATGATACAGATGAAATCTATCTTGAATATAAAGTAACCTTGCAAAATATACAGGCGCTTATGAATACTAAGATAGACTTTAAATTGTTAGAGGAAAAGAATAGGGAGTATCACACCAAGAAAAACATAGCTATGTACAGGGTTATGGAGATTCCTAGATGAAAGAAGTTAAAGTAAAAGAAAAGTGGGTGAAGCAACAAGTAGTTAAGATGCTAAAGGATAGGGGGGCATATCACTTCTATCCCGTAGCAAGCGGGTATATGAGTATTGGTGTGCCAGACATTGTGGCATGTTACAAAGGCGCATTCATGGGAATTGAATGTAAAGCAGGTAAGAATAAACCTAGCGTGTTACAAGAAAAAAACTTGCAACACATACAAGATAACAAAGGCATAGCTATGGTTGTTAATGAAGATAATCTTGTAGCCTTTCAAAACTTTTTAGATGAAATGGGAAAATGGAAATGACGAGACTCAAAACAATATTAAACAAATATAAAACACAAGACATGGTTAACCACCCACCGCACTACACTAGGGGAAACATGGAGACCATAGATATTATGGAAGCTAAGTCAACACCCGAAGAGTTTAAAGGGCATCTTAAACTGACAGCATTAAAGTATCTTACACGAGCAGGACATAAAGAAAGTGAATTACAAGACGCAAAAAAGACACAATGGTATGTCAATAGATGGGTTAAGACTTTAGAAAAAGAAGCAGTGAATTCAAAATAATGTGGGTATTTCAGCTTGCGTTAATATCAGGAGTTATGGTAGGCTTAGAACTTAGATACTTAGAAGATGATGCACCCTATCATTTTTCTTTAGTGATTGACCTACTTATATTTAGATTGATATTACAAAAGCTTAAACATGTCCGATGACGCAGATAAAACACAAGATAGATTAGAACTAGAAAATGCTATACGTAAGCAACAGATGGAGAATATCCGTTATGTTAAGGGTACGGGTCACTGTTTAAATTGTGGCGAAACTCTTAATGATACCCGTCGTTGGTGTAATAAAGATTGTGCTGATGATTGGGAATACAACGTCAATAGACGCAAATAAAAGGAGAGAGAAATGGCTACAAGATCAATTAAACCTACCACTAGGGAAACATCTGCTACGACTTTTGATCGTGGCGAACGCAATCTAATCGTTACCATTCATCATGGTGTTATTAAAATCAGACCTAAAGGATTAAAGTCAGAGGAA